TTAGAATAAGCCTAGCGATAGGCCCAAAGCAGTATCCTCCTACAGGACTGCGCCAGTAATGGTTCATCTATGCAAGCCTGCTCACTGCCGCGAGGTAGCGATCATCTATAAGACGGGTGGTTGTAACAGTGACGCTGGGAGTTGTGGAAAGAACGTTGGCTTACCGGCCCGCAAGGGTAACCGGAGTCGATGGAAAGTAACAGGTGGTGCTGACTTCACAACAAAACCAGCCCAGTTAACTGGTATGAGAAAGGGTAGCGTAAGGGTCCGAGGGGTTGCACCTAAGGGCTTGTATGCAGTTTGAATGGTTGACGGAGGTATGCGAAAGCCGAGACCCGACGTTGATCGTGAAAGACGACTGAGTAGTTCGCAAGACAAAAGGTACGTGGTGTGTTGTATTGTGTATTCCAAAAGAGTATGCAGCAACTGAGTCAGCACATCGCAGTAGGTTGATAAAGTTCAATGGTTGAACGCTAGCCTTTTAAGCTGGATGCAGTCGGGTTCAAATCCCAACTATCATTACAAAAACGCAAAGACTGACTCGGTCGTATGTGAAAAGCATCTAATACTTGAGCCGCAAGGTAATCAAGTCAGACGTAACTCGCAAGGTGAAATCTGTTTATGCTGGAAGTTTCGTAAGGTGTTAGCGCACTTGAATGGCTCGCAAGGTCAACGGGATAGATGGCGTAGAATAGCATACGATGACAAGACTACTGCCTGTCTTTAAAAACGGCGATGCTGGTAGCAGACTGTGATACTCGCAAGAGGTTGCAGTGGAAATCGAGAGAAAGCAGACTCGCAAGGTTTGTAATAATGCTCGAGGTGTTACTAGGTTAGGATGTATTCTCAGTCCGCCAATTTATATGCAAACACATTAGTTGAGCTTGACGCTTTGACTGATCATCATAGCTACAAAGGGTAGATTAGTGTGTTTACATATAAGTATTATAGCGGGATAGAGTAACGGTAATTCAGCAGGCTCATAACCTGCAGATCCTGGTTCGATTCCGGGTCCCGCATCCAATAATGGCCAGTTGGCAGAGCGTTGATGCGCCGGATTGCAAACTCGGTTTAGGTAGGTTAAACTCCTACACTGGCCTCCAAGTTTTGCCTGTTTCTTAAAACAGGCCGGTGTAGTGTAAGAGATGAGGAATTGCTCCAGATTTTCGCTTCAAACGAAAACCTGCTATTAAAACGTTACGTTGCTCCAAGGTATACCGCATTGAGTTGCACTGTTTGTTGATCCTTGGCATATTGGTAACAACTGCTTTTTGTCTCTTGCTTTGGTGACAGCGCCTGATAAGCGTTACTCCCAATGTCAATTGCACATTGTCCCGCAATTCACTTGCTTACACTCACTGTCTTTTTCAAACACAAAGGAATTCAAAATGAACATTACACTACGCAAAGCCAACGCACTACAAACAGCAATTCAAGAACACATCAAAAGCATTGACATCAAAACATCGGTGTCCATGAACGAATTCCAACTGCCTTTTGATGAAATCAGCCACGCTCGTGAAACTCTGATTGCCAACGACAAGCGCCGTGCAGACTTGACTGCCACCCTGTATGTGATCCGTGCCCAAGTGGGTGATGCAAATTCCGCCAGCGGTGTCAGCGCACAGTTGGCACAGGCAGCATACATCGACAAGCGTGTGGCACAGTTGAAGACCTTGGTCGACTCCAAAGCCTCAGACAGCCTTGATGTGGTTGTGGGCAAGTTGGACAAGATCCGCAACGACAAGGGCGAAAGCCGTCGTAGCATCTATGCCAGCGACACAGTGGAAACTGGTGTGTTGGATGCAGCACAGATTGACCAGTTCAAGACTGACATGCAGATGCTGAAAAAGCAAAAGCAGGCAATCAACGACAAGGTGTTGGAACTCAACATCCGCACAGAAATCACATTGTCTGACAACGATGTGGCACTGTTAAAGCAGGAACAGTTGATTTAACTACACAGCCCCGCAAGGGGCTTTTTTATGGGTCCTTAGTTCAACGGATAGAATACCATGCTTCGAACTTGGGGATAGGGGTTCGATTCCTCTAGGACCCTCCAAATGTAATACTTTAGTGCAACTTGTACCAAAATGATTTTGGTGCTATAATATAGTTTTAGCGCAGAAAGGAGACAGCATGATGATAGTAGCAAAAATGAACGGACGCATTGTTGAAGTGATCCGTGTTGCTGACACTGTTGGCTTCTCTCAAGAGCGCGGATGGGTTATGATCTGTACAGACTTTGAACAGTCTAACAGACGTAAACAACAATTCAAATGGGTACCTGCTGCAACAAGATTTGAGTGGGTACGTGAGTTTAACTTTGGAGCATAACATGCCTTGGATTCAGAATGTAGCACGTAGCGATATCACACGGGGATTTCATATCGATCCTGGTGTGAACGCTATGTTGATACAGATTGCAGATCCTCCTGGCGACTTCCCCGTTCCCAAGTATCAGTTCCGTGAAACGCATCAATTTGAATTTCTTGATGTAGAAGAACAGGATACAGTTCTTGACGAGGCTATGCGTTGCAGTCCCGAACAGGCAGCAGAGTTGACCCGTTTGTTACAACACGCACTAGCAAATCATATGAACGTGATTGTTCATTGCCATGCAGGAGTGTGCCGTAGTGGTGCAGTTGCAGAAGTTGGCATCATGTTGGGATTCAATGACACAGAAGCATTCCGTGCCCCTAACCTGTTGGTCAAGCACAGAATGATGAAAGCATTGGGCCTGTACTATGATGAGAACGAAGCTCCAACCATCAATGGCAAGCCCTATCAATACAGCGCCGGAGGCATTATTTTGCCCCCGGATCATGAAGGTGATGTTTAATATGACACAGAAGAACTATTTGTACATGTTGATTGGTGTTCCTGCTAGTGGCAAGAGCACTTGGATTGCAAGCCAAGATTGGGCCCGAGATATTCCCGTTGTGTCTAGCGATCGTTTTATTGACGAACACGCACAAAAGCAAGGCAAGACCTACAATGAAGTGTTTGATGAATACATCAAGATTGCTACAAAGTTGATGGAGAACCAAGTGTTGATCTGTCAAGCAAATAACAAGAACGTGATATGGGATCAAACTAACTTGACAGCAAAAAGTCGTGCAGCCAAGTTAAAGATGTTGCCCAACTACTACAAAATTGCAGTGGTGTTCGAGACACCAGATGCAGAAGAACATGCTCGTAGATTAGCAGGCCGTCCGGGCAAGTCTATCCCAGAAGGGGTGTTGCGGTCCATGGCTGCTAACTTCGAGTTACCAACAGAAGCGGAAGGTTTCCAAGAAATCTGGTACGCATAAGGAGAGAATTATGACAAAATGGATTACAAGTGACTTGCACTTTGGACATGCAAACATCATGAAGTTTTGCCCTGTAACACGGGCCGGCTTCACAGATGTGGCAGACATGCGTGAAAAGATGATTGCAGAATGGAACGCAAGTGTGCAGCCTGAAGATGAAGTCTTCATCTTGGGTGACTTTGCTTTCTTGCCAGCAAAAGATGCTGTACAAATCTTGCGCCGTTTGAACGGCACCAAGATCTTGATTGAAGGCAATCATGACCGCAAGTTGTTGAACGACCCTGCATTCCGTGCAGAGTTTAAGGAAGTACACCAGTACTTGCGCTACAACCACGAAGGACAAGTTGTGATCATGTTGCACTACCCTATCTGGGAGTGGGACCAAATGCACCGTGGTGCGGTTCACTTCTATGGACACGTACATGGCGCAAAGACTGGCATGGAACAGTATCGCGCCCGTGATGTGGCGTTTGACGCTACAGGTCGTGTGGTCAGCCGCTTGGATGACATGATTCGTGACGCATTGAAGGGCGAAATCCGCGCCCATCACTAAAGTAGTACTCGAGTACTACTTTTGACTCAAAATGGTTTTGGTTGTATAATATACACATACAGACAGCAAAACAGGAGAACAATATGAGCAACGGCGTCAAATTCTATGCTATTCGAATCAAGGGTACCGACTTTTTTAAGTGTAGTAAGAACTTATATTTTGCTACTTTTGAAGATGCCTTGGCCAAAGGCGTATACTTCAATCAGCGAAAAAATGCTGAAAAGGTACTGAAGGCCAACACAAAACAATTGGCCGCAGATGGTTGGCCTATTAATTACAGCCAATTCGTCATTATTAATGAAAATGAAGACAAGTACTACTCTGGTATACAACAATTTGTAGACAGCCAATCAGAATTGTATGACATTGAGCACTGGCTCATCGAGTTAGAAATTGTCGAACTGGCCATGGCCATCATAGAATGAACATTTCGGAGTTGAACTATGACACGAGAACAAATGATGGCGTTGTTTGAAAAGTCCTGTGCTAACTGGGGATTTGATTTCACCAAAGATAACACTGGTCCCAATAGAGTAGTCTATGCTTCATACGAGACTGGTGTGATGTTTGGTATGTTTGACGCAGGCTTTGATGCAGCAAAAGAACATTTCGGAGTTGAAGAATGAAAGTCAAAGATTTATTGAAACTGTTAGAGGGTGTAGACCCTGAATCCATGGTACTGGTTCGTCATAATGGAAGTATTTCTCGTACCGACAATTTTGACGAACACGATGACTATAATTGTGACCGGGATGACGAATATGAATTCTTCATTCTTGTTGCTGGGGAGTGGGAAGAATGAACAAAGATGAATTACAAAAGTTCGTACTAGACAATCCCAAGTTGGTCACAATGCGGCCAGCTGGCGATGGCATCTACGTGCTAAAGTACAAGCGGACTGTATTCTACGACAACTTGTGGAATGACTACTTAGAAGAATGCCGTGGCACAATCGTTGATGCAGACTTCAACGTGGTGTCCCGTCCATTTACCAAAATCTACAACTACGGCATCGAGGCCAAGGCTCCTGTGTTGGCAGATGATACTCCGGTTACAGCGTATCGTAAAGTCAATGGCTTTATGGTGGCTATGACTTGGTACCAGAACGATGTATTGGTGTCTACTACTGGTAGCACTGATAGTGACTTTGTTGGTTACGCACGGGAAATGATGCTCGAGCACATGCCTTGGGCTGACTGGCAAATGGAACTCAAGAGCGCAGAAGGCATGACCTTGATGTTTGAATGTGTGCATCCCGACGATCCGCACATTGTACCAGAGTCGGCTGGCATGTATTTCTTGGGTTGCCGTGACAATACTTGGGACAGTGAAGTCAAGATGTACGGTAAGGACATGGCAGAATGGGCACGTGACTATGCACTGAGCCATTTGAAGTGTGGATATGCGGAAGCAGTTCATACTACAATTGGCGAACTGGTTCAAATGTCCAAGACAGTCAAGCACGAAGGTTTTGTATTTTACACCGCAGACAATGTGAGTGCTAAAATCAAAAGCCCTTACTACTTGACTTCAAAGTGGGTTGCACGTAATCCTCGTACAGATAAACTTGTTGACATGAACAATGACATCAAGCGGAATTTGGATGAAGAATACTATCCCTTAGTGGATGCGATCCGTGCCAACATTGTGGAATACACAGCTATGGACGAGCAAGCTCGTTTGGCTTGGGTACGTAACTTTGTGGGTGCAGTATGATTGATGAAAGTCATCTTCCAGTCAGTGAACAAAGTCTAGTCTACCGTCTGCGTAAACGGGCGGAGATTAGACGCAACATTCAAGACAGAAAAAGTGTACAAGAAGGCAAGACTGACCGTATCGCTGACCTGCTGGAAGAAGCAGCCAACGAGATTGAACGCCTGCAGAAAACACTTTAACCAAACTGCTAGACAAACAATCATAAGTACAGTATAATAACACATTAAACAATGCGTAAGTGGTGGAATGGTATACACTCTGGTCTTAGAAGCCAGCGCCGCAAGGATTGAGAGTTCGAGTCTCTCCTTACGCACCAAATT